GGGAAAACGGTAATCCCGTTTTCCTTGTGTTTGTTGTCTAATGAAAGACTCTCTTCTATTCAAAGAGGTTTATATTTTTTCAGGCTTAGTACCATTTTTATAGTTGGTTTCTACACCTTCTATATTCTTCGTACCCCTGTGATTGTATTTCAATCTGGTTATAGTCGAGTTATTTCAAAGTCAACATCTTATTACATTCAAGTGTAATAATTTGTTTCTTTAAAATTCTTGAAACCCCCCCCCTATTTGTTGTCTCTGCTAACCCTGTTGGTTAGTTATATTTTAGTTGGAGTTTCTACTTAATTGTAAATGTACATTACAATTAAGCTATATTTTTAAAAAACAATAAAAAATTAAATAAAAATGTACTACATGCTTTTATTTCATCTATCGGAGATGTTCATATTTTTATGTTCTGAGAAGACATGATAATAGCGAAAAGCTTTTGCTTGTTAGGCTAAGGTGTTTGAGGATTGCAACCCTCGCCTCTCAGCTTCGCAAGAAGTTCACGCTAAACTGTACTGGAAAAGTCATGACTTTCCTGTCTGCAAGCAAGTTGTAATAACTATTATCATCACCGCACTTTGTAAGAGTCAGGAGTGCCGTCTGCCCGGACGTTAAGCCGGGATATCCTGCTGTGGGAGAAATAACACCAGTTTAAAAAAGCCATGAATACAACCAATAATAATACACGATCTTTTCTTGTCCTCCCTGAAGGAGAAGAAGCGTTCTATGAAAGTGAGGGACCAATGTCCCCCATTTCAAGTTATTATGAATCGGTCCAAAGAATATTTGGAGACGATGATGTTGAAGATGTTGATGGTATAATCGCATCTTTCAATAATGTTTACATGCAAACGGTTGGTGAGCGCCAATATGAGGAGATTCAAGAGCAACTTGAATCCGGTGAAGTTAATTTGGAAGAAGAACTATTTTTCTACAAAGATTTATTAAATGATACAAATTTCTATGGAAATTTTAATAGTGAATCCTTAAGAGAATATGGTCTCTTTGAAGAACTCAGTCCAAGACAGTACACTACTTTCGATTTTGTAAGCGAAAGAGAAAGTGCTGCCTATTTGGGTGAAATTCGTACTTTTGAAAGATATTCTTTTAGAAATCGTAATCTTGTCCAAAGAAATCGTCTACTTGCTCTACCTGTAGAATTACATGAGCATATTTTATCATTTGTGCCACGTTATGTTCCCAATTTGTTACCAAAATTGGGACTTGAAAAGTGTGTTTCAAATGATCAGTTAAATTCCATTTTAGGAGTTAATAATGTGTATACTCGTATGCAACGTGAATCACACACAGATGATCCTTTGTCTATGCGTAATACTTTATTTAATTTAATTGAATCGGTGCCACAGTCAGCATTATTTAATCCTGAACCTGAATTTGAAGAACCCTTTATCGAAATGACCTTCGATTGGGGTATTACGAGATTAGAATTATGGAGAGAACTCAGACAAACTGCTATTGATCGAGAACGCAGAATAATTTCTGCTAGACGATTCAATGTATTAGCTGAAGTTCGTAATTTTAATTTTGGTTCTTTGAGATCAGATTGTAGAATTCAATCAGACTATGATAAAGCACATGTTTGCTATATCCCTGATGAAGATGATTCATTTTCATACTATCAACCTTGTTGTTGTACTTATTCTAAACAACTTGAGAAATATGAGAGTAAGCGATTACGCAAAATACGTCAAACTATGATTAAGAATTTATTGAAAGAGATTGAATCTTTTGATATTGATTCTTTAAAGTCTGTGTATCAACCTCAGGGTGATATCAATGCAAGTCATCTAATTGATCTATTTCTACATAAGTATTTTGTGAGAGATAGAGATGATGATTTTCTAGTAAAGTTACTTGAAGATATTATATTTTTTGTTAAGATGAGCACCGAAAATGTTGAAGGAATGAATCGTTTTCGAATAGTCTTTAGAGCTATATGTGTTTTTCTAAAGAGTAGATATAATATGTCAGTCTTTAAGATTATGAAAACAAAAGTTTATCCATTTGTTAAAGATCTATTTGAGGACTTTAGTGTCCAAACAGATATATTCACTAAATCTCGTGATTTTCTCAATTCTTATAAGAATATTAGTGAAAGTCCAATTGTGATGAAAATTTACAAATGTTGCTTATATTTGTTGAGTCTATCAATTTTTGATAAGATTGGAGTTAATTTTGAGACTTTCGGTTACACAAAACTTCAAGAAGCCACTCTTAAAAAACAATTTTATAAAAGAAGTGATTTTGTTTATGTTCTATGTGACACAGTATTATTTATACTTGAACGTGGATACCAGGTTTATGTTACGGGTGACGTTAGTTGTCTATTTCATTCCGGTGGTACTTATGTTCAAATATTTGATAAATGTAGAGAATTACAGCGTAGGAGTTTACTTTTGCAGAATCCTGAAGCAAATGGATTCACTGAATCCGAGTTTCGTGCTGACTTAGATACAGTCATTGAGAAATTGCAAAATATTGATAAACATAGTTTCAGATTAGATAAAGATGATATTAAATCAGTGAAATTATTACTCAATAATATGCTTATGTTACGAGATGATATTAACACTAAATCAGCTGCAAGAATGAACAGAAAGGCACCGTTTGGTGTACTCATTTTTGGAGATTCAGGTATAGGTAAAACTACTATAACTAGCATTTTGTGTTCGTTTTATGCTAAGTATAAAAGATTGCCTACGGGTGCTGAATTCCGCTATACAGTTAATCCTGCAGCCAAATATTGGGATGGTTTTTTAACGTCACAACATACTGTCATTTTAGATGATATTGCTTGTGAAGACCCAAGTTTGAATGATCCAAAATCATTGAATGTCATTATTCAATTAATGAATAATCAGGCATTTTGCCCCGATCAAGCTTCATTAGAGTTAAAAGGAACGACTCCAGTTCGTTGTCAATTGGTAGTCGCCACTACCAATGTTAAAAACTTGAATGCTTTTCATCATTGGGCTACTCCTTGTGCTGTTCAACGTCGTATGCCATTTGTAATTTCACCTAGAGTAAGAGATGAATTTAAAGATGAGCGTGGGATGTTGAATTCATCCATGGTTCCGGAAGATCAACCTTATCCTGATTTATGGTTATTTTCAATTGATCGAGTGGACCCTGTACCTATAGCAGAAGGTAAAAGATACGCTAAGATGACAAGAATAGAGACTGATTTGTCACTTAAAGAATTATTGGTATGGTATAAAGGAGCTATTGATAAATTTGATAAAGATCAAGAAAGAGTTTTGAAGTGCACTCAAGATATGATTGATGTTGATTTGTGTCTTTGTTGTAGTTTACCAGATTCTCTGTGTTCAAATACACCACAAACCCTAATGGAAGGTTTTGGATATTTAGCTACGTTATATCTACTCTTTGTTTGGTTCACAACATGCATACGTCGTATGAATTATAGGATTCTACAACGTACTGATGTGCAAATACTTCGTTTGGCTTATTCGTACTATACGAGTTACAATCGTGACTATCAGAGATTTTGTATAGAGTGGAACGAGTTAAAGCTGAAGGCTATGTCATCGGAGTACTGGAAAAATTTGGGTGATAGAATGCAAACTAGACTCAACCATCCAAGCTACTTTATGGTTGTAGGTACCACTGTTGCAAGTTTTGTGGCTGCTTACAAACTATACCACCATTTATCACCGCAAGGTGACGTTTCAGAAGAAATAGGAACAGTTCCTGTTGCTGAATTAAATGGTCGGGAGAATGTTTGGTATAACAATGCGGTGGACCTTACCACTGCCAATTTTACTAGAGAAAGTAGTTCTTCTAAGAGTATGGAGTTCACTGATTTTTGTAAGAAAATTTCAGCTAATGTGGCTAGATTTCAATGCAATTATGAAAGTGGTATGACTAATAGAGGTAGACTACTAGCTTTAGGTGGTCATGTCTATATCACTAATAATCACAATTTCTTACCTATTGAAAATTGTGCTAAATTATCCGTTACATTTTCAGCTAAAATAGGTGTGAATGCGAATATCGAATTGAGTTTGACTGAGAGCGATATTCACAGAGTGCCTGAACATGATTTAGCCTTTCTTACTTTACGAGAGTTACCACCAAAAAAGAATATCACTAAATATATGCAAGTTGGTGAAGCCAATGGTATATTTAATGGTTGTTACGTTGGTAGAACCAACGACGGTGAAGTAGTGTATAATGTAGTTAAGAATATATCACTCGATAATGAGAAGAAATTCAATTTTCCATCTTATGGTATTGATGCTAAACATAGAGTTTGGTCAGGTAAGGCTGAGCATGGAACTATTGAAGGTGAGTGTGGAATGCCTTTAATAGTGAATAGTAGTTATGGTTATACTATTGTCGGAATACATTTTTTGGCATCAACATATAGACCAAATGTAATTCATGCTACTAATTTAAATGGTGACTTTGTTAGGGAAGTTTACTATAGATTGAGTGATTTCAATGTATCAAGCGGAGATTTCACTTTAGTTTCTGCTAAAGACAATGAACGAAAAGTTGTAGATTTACACAAGAAATCCGTTTTTCGTTACATCGGCGATGGTAGTGCGCATATATATGGTTCTTTTACTGATTTTAGAGGAAAATCAAAGTCCAGCGTTATGTTAACACCTATGGGTGAATATTTAACAGCAGAAGGTTATAAAATCAAATTTACTAAACCTGAGATGAAGTCATGGGTTCCGTGGCACATCGCAGCTAAGGATTTGGTTAAACCAATTGATACTATTAGAACGGACATATTGAGTGAATGTGTTTTGTCTTATATAGAAGATGTTAAAAGTAATATTAATTTGGAGGATGTTTCCAACATGATGATGGTGTTAGATAATTTCACTACTATCAATGGAGCACAAGTGGCGTATATAGATAAAATTAATAGAAACACTAGTGCTGGCAATCCATGGAAAAAATCAAAGCGATATTTCATGGATGCTTGTCCACCTAAACATGGAATGTTGGATCCTGTTACGGTCAATGATGAGATAATGGATCGTGTGGATGAGATTATTTTAACATACCGTGAAGGTAGACAAGCACATCCAAACTTTTGTGCTCACTTAAAAGATGAACCGGTTTCATTTAAAAAAGCAAAAATCGGAAAAACTCGTGTTTTCACGGGAGCGACTTTTGATTGGACAATTGTTGTAAGAAAGTATTTACTTTCTTTCACTCGTTTGTTGCAAAATAATAGATTAGCTTTTGAGGCTGGACCCGGAACAATAGCTCAATCATTGGAGTGGCAGGAACTTTATGATTATATCATTAAACATGGTGAAGATCGTATTGTTGCAGGTGATTATGTAGCATTTGATAAAAAGATGACACCTAAAGAGATTCTAGCAGCCTTTGATGTTATTATTCACTTTTGTGAGATATCTGGAAATTATACACCAGAAGATATCAGAGTTGTGAGATGTATTGCTGAAGATACAGCTTTTGCTGTAGTAGATTTTAATGGAGATTTGATACAATTGTTTGGATCAAATCCATCTGGCAATCCTTTAACTGTTATTCTGAATGGTATTGTGAATTGTTTACGTATGCGCTACGTATATAGATTGTTGAATCCTGAGAGTGAGGTTTCAACGTTTAAATCTAGAGTTAGCCTCATGACATATGGTGATGATAATATTATGTCTGTTGCTAAAGGGTGTGATTGGTTCAATCACACGAACATATCTAATAAATTCAAGGAATTAGATATAGGCTATACTATGGCTGAAAAGGAAGCAGAGAGTGTTCCTTTCATCCATATTGATGATGCCTCCTTTCTTAAACGGACTTGGAGACATGATGCAGATTTAGGGTGCATGCTGGCTCCCCTAGATCATGATTCCATTGAGAAAATGCTTATGGTTTGGAACCGCAGTAAGGCGGTAACAGAAGAAGCTCAAGGAATCGATGTAATATCAACAGCACTGCGAGAATATTTCTTTTATGGTAAAGAAATATATCTAAACAAGATGGATATGTTTAAAAAACTAGTTCATGATCTTGACTGGGAGGATTGGGTCACAGAGTCGACCTTTCCCAGTTATGAGGAACTGAAAACAGGATTCATCAAGAGTTCACGTCATTGTAAAATTTATAAGGATTATTTTACAATTGAAGACGGAGTGTGTTAATCCACAGATTATTTGTTCATTTTATGTCTGTCTAAAGTATAATTGTATCGTCCTCAATTATATGTTATAAAGTAAATGTCGAAATCACAAGCGTAGCGCTTGTGTCTGTACGGAATCAATAATTATATCGTTTTCACAAAATCGTAGTGGAAGATTATTGAGTGGGGCCTATGACTGTAAGCCCACATTGTGTGGTAAAGGTACAGGACAGTTGGTCTATATTTTTATGTTTAATGTCAAAATACAAAGTAAAAAAGAGAATTTATCAAATTCTAATTCTATGTCGAGATTTTGTGGAGTCTCATGTCAAAACTCTACAGGCCTTGTCAGCCTTAATGACAATATTTATCAATGTGTGCCAAGCGAGTGT